ATTCCCTGGAGGATGGTACTGTCCTTTAAACTCATTAAGACTACCATTCCAGTCAGCTACCTTCTTAGCGAAGGTATCTACTAGTTGCTGATTACCACTAGCTTGAGCATTCTTAAGACCAATCCTAGCATCTAGTAATTTCTCATGATAAAAATCTTCAATAGCTGCGGATGTTTGCTTTCCATATGTCTGCTTAGACATTGGACGAGGCTTAGATAACTCAATCAAACTATTGATCTGATTTTGAATATCTTCTCGTGGTTGTCCTAGATCACGAGAAAGATCCTGCATCATACTATTAATTCTCTTCGCATCATTCTCTACTATGAGTCCTGCACGATTCATAGTAACAGCACGAAACTTATGATATAGATTATTAAACTCTGGAGTATCAGAGTAAGTAGAGAATAATGTCTTAATACCTGAATCAATCTTCTGTATCATTGCATTCTTTTTTATGGCATCAAACGGCATAGCAGCAATATCGGCAACCTTACCTGCTGCTTTACCTGTTAATTCTAAAGGTCCAAAGTTAGCTAATGATTGTTCACCTTGAGCAATTCTCTGTCCTGCTGTCTTACCAGTAGGAGTAGATAGAACATTCTTAACTGTTTGAGCAGAAGCAGGCATACCAGTTTCTTTTGCTAAACCTTCCATTAATGGTGACTTTAACTTAATAGGATTACCTAATACCTTCTGCTCTTCTGCAATCTTCTTAAACTTACCTAATTGAGTCTCTTCTCCTACTCCAGTATATGTAAGAGGATCAGTAGCTATATCAGTACCTAAGTTAGCAAAGAATCTTCCACCAGCAGCTAGAATATCTTTAGTTCTGTTCCATCTATCTTCCCAAGGTAATGTAGGATTAATTAATGGAACAGCTTCCTTAGCCATACTTATAGGACTCTCACCAACCTTAGGCTTAAGAGCAGGAATAAGAGCATCTAATACATTACTACCATATTGCTGATTCTTACTACCTGCTATAGCTGATAACTCTTCCTGCTTCTTAGGATCAGAAGTTAACATCTTACCTAGAGGAGCAAGAACTTTCTTAGTAGTAACATCTCCTGTAAATCCTAATACTTTACCAGCTGTCTCTAATGCACTAGCACTTTCACCCTTAGGCTTACCAGTTCTACCAACCTGTGTATAGTTATCATACTTACCCGGGTTATCTGTTTGAAACATCTTTCCTAGATCAGCATCATTCTTAATATCATCATACTCACCCGGGTATTGGGCTCTCTTAAGCTTCCCTAGATCTTCAACGGTTGGCATTATTTACTCTTCTTTAAAAAATCTATGGGTTTATTAGCTTCTTCCCAAGTCGTTTGCTCTGAATCTGGAATTTTATCCCACCAAGGTTTTATCCAACTATAATGATTAGGATCATTTAAATTAGAAGTATTAATCCCCTGCTTAACTGCATCATATGTTTCAGGAGAAACTGGAATAGTCTGACGAATAGGAAACTGTTTAAATAAATTAGGATACTTAACAGCTGCTCTTTCAAATACTGAAGTCATAGGTTGTTGATCTCTAAGACTCATATAAGCTCTCTTAAGTAATTCAGAGGTACTAGTAGATGCCATTTCAGGATTATCTTCTTGAGTCCAGAATTTATATAGATCATGTACATCTACTGTATTAGGTTCTTTTCCTGCCTTAACAAAGAACTGCCCAAGAGTATTAGCTAACTCATTCTTACGATCTAAGTATCCACTATGAGGATCATTAGTTCTATAACCTTCTGGATAATCTGAATATCCCATTAGTAAATGAGGATCAGTTTCTCCCATATCTGTTAATGGCCTGGTAAAGTTAGTACGTTCCATAGCAGGTTGAACTGTGATAGGTAACTGAGCACCCTGTTTAATAGTATCCTCTAAGATAGGATGAAGTCTTTCTGGAATACCCATCTCTTTTCCACGAATTGAATTAGCTAATGCTTGAATATGCCAAGGAGCTTCTTCTGCTATTGCTTCACCCGCTATAGGTGGTGCTACTAACCCCATTGTTAATTCAGGATATCGTCTTAGTAAATTATCCAATCCTCCATGCTGCATAAGAGGACCAACAATAGGCTCAAGCATCTTAGCAGTTTCATATGGATCATTTCTTAATGCCATCATCTTCATAGCTGCTAATCCTGTCTTACCTAAATTACCAACATCTTCAGGTAAAGGAACAAAACTCTTAAGAGCAGGAACAATATTACTTAATGGGGCATCAGGGTTACGATTCGTTCTAGCAGTGCGAATATCAGCAAAAAACCTATCAATAGCGTTATTAGACCGAATAGAACCATTATTCCCAAAATCTTCAGGAGTGTTCCTAGATTTAGTTGGCGTATCATATAGGTAACTGAATTTATCTTCCACGGTTACCTACCCGTTGTTCTGCCACGTCGTGCTGTAGTTCCTACTCCCGGCTCAACATATGGAATTCCTAGTTCTTTAGCTAACTGAGGGTTACCTGCTGCATACTTAAAGAACGTATCCATCTTTTCCATAGCAAGATCATTAACAGTTCTACCTGATAATGCAGCTTCTTGATAAGTAGTAGGGCCTAATAAATCTAGTGCTGCTTGTAAAGCAGGACTTCTCTGACTTGATTTAGGTGTATTATATTCATACCTAGTACGAGCCATCTCACCTTGATTACGAATTCTAGCAACTTCCTGATCTGAAAATCCCATAGCTCTTGCTCTATCCATCTCAGCTTGTGATTCTTGAAATTTAGGAAGTAAAGGATTTAAGAAATTCATACGATTAGGAGCATTGAATTTATACCCTCCAACATTCATCGGGACATTAGCTCCCGCTCCCGGCTGGAAGGGCTCTAATCCTTGCGTATATTCACCCTGCGCCCGGTTCTCCTGCCCGGTAAGGCCGGAAGTCTCGGCTCCATAGCGAGCAATTTGTGACGGCACTAAGGAATCTTGAGCAGTATTATGTGCAATATCTGATTGTGCTAGTTGTCTCTTTATTTCTAGCTCTTGCTGATCCATTAAAGCCTTACGTTTAGCTTCTGCTAATGCTCTTTGTGTTTCCTGTCCTGCTCGATATCCTTCACCTACACCAGCTATTCCAGATGCTAGATAATCAAAGGCAGTAGGCATTAGTACCTCTGATTAAGTGCGCCACTAAATGGACGACTATTGAAGTATGAAGGATCTTGCCAATGCATATAGGAATTTGGATCTTGTGCCTGATAAGGATCATAGTAATTAGGATCTAAATAACGCATACGATCTACTTGACTATTTTGCAGAGGATAGCCAGCATCATGTGCATTAGTTGCAGCAGTTAATGCTGACATTGCTGGTGCTGCCTCAGGAACTAAGAAACTACCTACAGTCTTACCAATACTAGCAATACTACCTAAAGTAGATTGATGCTGTTGTTCACGAAGTAACTTCATTTGATTCTGGAAATCTAGTGCTTGTTTGTATACATCGAACTGTTCATTACGCTGATGACCAAATGCAGTGTTAGTAGCATTCTCTACACCTTGATTAGTACGATTCTGAGCTTCTCCTAGTACTCCAAATGCTGCACCTGAACCAGCAAGTCCAGATCTATTTAATTCATCTAGAGTACTACGCTGATCTTGTTGACCTGATAATAATGCTCTACGACGAAGTAGAGCTAACTCAGGATCATTCTGATCTGGATTGAATTGAAACTGAGGGTAGTTCATACCATATGGCATGATATCTCCTAACTAGATTCTATATTCATTGTAGCTAATTGAACTACTTCTGACCCTAACATACTTCCAATATCCGCTTTAACACCATCCAAAGCTGCTGATATACTCGCCAAACTAATAACTGATTTCTGTCCTACAAATGTATCTGATCCAGTATCCTTTTTCCATATAGCATATGCATATGGACCATTAGTAATAACCTTTACTATATTAACCTTAAATGTTGCCATTAGGATACCCTCATATAGATATCATATTTACCTGATCCATATGTTCCACCTGTCTTAGTTACTGCATATGTAAAGTTTCCAGATGATCTACGAACAGGGATAGAGAAGTAAGCATAGTTAGCTATATTATTTAAGTTGAATCCTGTAATACAGTCTAATGTTTTTGCTCCAGATTGATCCGTCCATCCTATTGTTACTTTAACTACTGGATTGTTAACTGCGTCAGCTGTAGAACATAGAATATACACATCTAAACAATATATCTGAGTAAAGGCAGAAAGTAATGTAGCTGTTGGAGTTACGTTAGTAGTACCTTTATCTGCATTCTGTGCGGTAGCTGATCCATTAGCAGCAGTTGATACTTTATTTGTTATACTTTGTGAAGCTACTGTAGTAACTAATGTACCACCAGTAGTTGGTAATATTAATGAAATACTTCCAGAAAATGCTGGTAATAAAAGAGAGTAATCGTTTCCTGTTCCATCAAATGCATATAACCAAACTTGTCCTCCACCACTACTAACTAAAGACTCCATACCAAAACCACTATTACCATCTGTATATAATAATCCATTAATGTTTAAGTTAGCATTAATGACACTATTAGCACTAGCAGTAAATCCATTACTAAAAGTAAGATTACTAGTAAAGATTTGAGCATTACCTCCTAGTACAGCTAATGTATTAGGAGTAACACCACTTTCAGGTAACTTGAATACTTTAGTAGATCCAGTTAAAATAGCCGATAAATCAAAGGTAGCTTGTTTTGTTATATCTCCAGAAGCCTGTAACTTAAATCTATCATCACGATAAGTTTGTAATGCTCCCCATGTTTGAGCTAAATCAATGAGAGCAATTGTTCCTGATGCATCCGGTATTGTTATTGTTCTAGTATTAGCAGCGGTAATACCCGATAGCTGAAATTGTAATTGCTTAGTAGGAGTTACATCATCTTGAATTATGAATACATTATCTTTAATTGTTAATCCAGTTGGAGCAACTGTTCCACTAAATACACCATTAATATCAACATATGCTACTTCTGTTCCTGCTATGCCTCTGAAAGATAATAAACGTCCTGAAACAAGTTGTGTTGCTCGTGCAGCTATAACTAAACTAGGGGAAGAATCTGCCATCCCCGCTACACCTTCACTATTAAGATATAAAAGTATTCCAGCAGCATTAGGAGTATCACTACCACTAAAAATAACTTTACCAGTATCTCCTATTAAAACTTGTCTAGATATTAATATTGCATTACCACTAGGACTGCCACCAACTGTGATAGGACTAAAATAAGCTATTAAGCGTCTAGAAACACTGTGACCTATAGCTTGAAGAGTGTAATTAACCCATCCGGGGCTATTTGGACTAAAAGCAGTAAATGTATATGTTCCAACACCACCAATATTAAAAGCTGTCTGATTAGGAGTATAAGTACTAGTTGATTGTAAAGCTACTTGTCCTGGAGTTACTACAATCTCTAGAGTATCTTGATTAACAGGAGGACTATTTAATCTAGAAATTAAAAATTTATCGGGAACACCGTTAGCGAATAAAAATTGTGTAGTACCTCTAACTATCTGACTTGGTGTTCTACCATTAAGATAAAGATATTGAGGGTGATCATCATATAGAGTAAGATTAGTTAATAAATGGTGATCACTAATTCCAGCAGGAGGAGAAACAGGAGTACCCGTACTTCCTGTTAAAGTAACTCCTACCGCATTAAATCCCTGTTCTAATAACCAGAAGTTATAACGAAAGGATTCTAATTCAGCAGGAGTAAAAGCTTTAACTGTACTGATATCTCTAAGCTTAAATGGCTTGATATCAGCCATATTAACCTACCTGTAGATACTTTATTGTTACAGCATTAGCAGGAAGATTAGTACCAATACCCGAAACATTAGTCCAAATTTGTATTCTTATTTGATTACTTACTTTAACAATTCCAGTAGCATATAAAGTTGGCGTACCCGGAGTATTAGGAATATCTATTTGTACACAAATAGGAAGATAAGTACCCCAAGCTAATCCAGTATCCCACTGAAGTCCTGACTGACCATTAAAACCTGCAACGGATAATATACCCGGATTAGATAGAGACTTAACATCTAGTCTAGCTAGATCAATTGCTAGTAATCCTACTTTAGCTCTAGTTGCTGCTCCATCTATTAACTCAGGTGTTCCTACTGATACATCATTAATTCTAGTTTGAGGAACACCATTGGGTTTAGCAGCAAGACAAGTACCGGGAATAGCTGCTAATGGATCTATATTGATAGCACTAATACCACCATTGATAGTATCATATACTTGATTGATATCATTATTAGCTTCACTAGCTAAGATATCAGCACCAACTTGATAATCTTTATTACCTCCAACAATCTTATTTGGTCTAGTTATAGTTCCCATTTTAACCTTATGCTAAGGGAAGTACTTCTACCAATCCCGTAATCATATTCATTCCAAGTTCAGTTGCTCCACCATCAGTTATTTCTAATCTAGGTGACGTAGCTCTAGACTCATCAAAGGTAGTAAATACTACTGCTGATGTATTACCACCCCATTTACCTCCACCAGCATCAAGTCCCCAATTAACTCCACTATCCCATTTAGCAGGAGTAATTAATAAAGGAGTAATTAATCCTTGCTGCTCTCGTCCATCAGTATCATCTATATGAGTAATACGTAAATCTGCATCGTTGCTAAAAGTACAATGTATAAATAGTTTAAGAGTAAGAACATCAGCTAACATTCCTAAAGGACCGATAGAAAGTCCCGCTGTTCCATATATTTTGTTACCCCTATCATTTTTAGTAAACTCTGTTCTAACTCTAAGATAACTACCATTAGCTATTCTAGCTTCTCCCCAAGTTAGCTCACCTTTATCTAACTTAGAGTCCCAAGTACAATAACAAGAAGGATTGTAGAAATCTCCATTCTCATGGGGTCCTTCCCACTTGTTATTAATTAAATCATACTCTAACGTTCTCCAATTATATCCCTTATTGTTACGCTGATCATAACTTAAAATATATCTATCAGCATGGTAAGCTGCTACTACCCTAGATAGAGCAGTTTCAGTCATACCTGTAAATTCAGATTGAATACCTTGCCCTATATCTTGTAAGTTAGTTCCATCAAAGTTAAATACCTTACCCTTCTGTGATAAGAAAGTTAATCCATTAGGACTAGTTGTACAAGAGTAAGGAGATACTGTACCTACTCCACCGCTCTTATTATCAGAAGGTTGTATATTAATTAATCCATATCCAAATCCACGAGATAACCAACAAGAATTTCTTTTAAAGAATACTAATCCACCTGCTACCTTTCCTACTCCTGTTAGAATATCATTATCATTATTCTGTACTGCAAAGAATCCTGTAGAACTAATGATACGATCAGGAAATCCTACATCAGAAACTTTAACTAAAGAAGCATTAACACCTGCCATACCAAACCAATAAGCACGATCATCAAATCCCATGATTACATATCGTGCATCAGTAGGTGGTGCTTCCACAGCTACATAGTCAACTCCTAAGGCTGTATCAACTATTAAGTCTGTATATGTAGTAGCTCCACTAGCTCCTGTTATTTCAGTTAATAAATGATATACATCTAAATTAGCCGCTGTACGATAAATACGTTTAGCAGTCTGCCCATACTTAGCAGCAGCATTAACAAGACCTGATATATTAACAGAATTCTGAGTACCTGTTAAAGTAACTGTAGATACTCCAATTACTACAGGAGAACCCGGACCTTCTCCTAAGTCTCCTTGTACACAAGTAACTATATATTTATATGTAGCTAATAATGTAAGTAATCCGCCACCTGTAGTAGCGCCTACACAAGTAGGAGTAGGAGGCTGTAATAATCCTGCATAGATATTATCAGTACCATTATATCGCTGAGGTTTAGTTCCATCAGCAATATACATACGATCTTTATATACCATCCAACTAGCTAGTTCTACAGTAGACATAATATTAGCAGGAGTACCATCTATGTCTATTGCAGTCCAAGCTCCGGATACATCATCCCCTTTAAATAATTTACCGCCGGCACCAGCAATTACCATTCGAGTACCATCTGCTCTGTAATATCTAGCATTAAGTAATACTCGGGTATCACCATTCATCTTAGCTGGTGCTGTACCATAATTACCATGACCGGGACGTTTAGTTAATGTACCCCTACGTCCTATCCTGATATTACGACACATCCATAGTTCATCTTTATTTAACTCTATAGGCGGATCAACTAAATTAACACCACCTGTAAAAGGTCCTAATTGTAAAGGAGTAGCACTCATGGTATTGGAATATTCCTAGGTATTCTAGGTCTAGCTAATCTACTTGAACGTAAATCATCAGGACCACTAAATACATTATTAACATCAGGACGACGATACTTAGAAGCACCTAGAGTACGTAAAATACTCTTCTCTGCTGCTTGAGAAGATTGCTGTGCAGTTATATTTCGATCTAATGCGTATCCAGCAGTTAAAGCTACTTGAGCTAGATAGTTATGCCATTCAGCAGGGATATCAGTGTATTCTACATCCGTAGCTACTATAGGATCAGGATACTTCTGATATTGATATTCTATAGTATCAATACCTGTAGGAACAAGATACAATCCTAATGTCTTACCATTAAGATAATACCAATTAATTGTTCCTGTACGAGTACGATAATCAGGAGCATCATGAGATAAAGCTAACTCATCTATGGGGGTTAGTACTATACGGCGTACAGGAATACGAAACGATTTTGCCCAATGAAAATCATCAGCAAGCTGGATATCAGGTACACCACCAGTAGTAGGTTTAGCAGCATACCTATTAAGACTCGAGAATTCATACATATCGCCTAAAGATGTTACAGCAGTTTCTAACCAATCTAGGATTTGAGTATCTCTTTTATTACCTACGCGTAGCTCACTGGAAACTGTTGATAACATCCCATTTCCAGTCATATTACTCCTCGTTATCGTCTACGTTAATCTTCTCTATCTTAGATAACTTAGTTACACGAACCTTCTTGCCTTTATTATTCAGAATAATAACACTACCATCTGCACGTACCTCTAGTACTTCAGTAACAATCTTCTCTGGCAGAAATTTAACTCTATCTCCTACCTGATACACAACAGAAGTATCTACATTCTCTTCTGACTTAGTACGTAGCTCAGCCTTAACTCTACCAGGAACATTATTAGGATCAATACCATCAGCAATTAAAGGAAAGAACTCTTCAGTAATCTCTCCACTAGCAAGTAACTCTGCCTTCTTCTTTCCCGGTAAATTAGCTAAATCATACTTATGCTTCCCTACTATTAAATCCATAGAATCCATAGCCTCAGACTGCTCAGCCATCTTCACTCCCTACTTTAGAGTAAATGCCCATATCCAACACTTTATATTTTCTAATATAGACACAGGGGAACCACCAAAGAAATTCCTACTGCCACACTTACAACCTTTCCATTTAGTAACATGTCTATCCGTAAGAAGCCGCTTGCAAGCACGACAGCGGTATAAATCTATGAGGCTCCCCTGTGTTATTAACATTAGCTCTGACCTAATCCCTTAAGCATAACACCAGCAGCAGAAGCAGTACCACCCGTAAGAACCCTACCAAAGCGATCCTTAGGAATATCACTAGCTGCCGCAACAGCAGCAATAGTACCAGCACCCGCAGCTGCCATTTCTAATACATCACCAGCAGTACGCTGTGCATCTACCTTTACTGTTGGGTAGTATCCGTAGCACTGAATAGGAATGAAATCTCCTACTGCCATAGTACGAGTAGCTACACCAGCAAAGGAACGAATAGAACTAGAACTCTGAACAACATCTAGTCCTAGAATTATTGTAAGACCAGTAGGAACAGCATCAGCACCAGTTGCCCACTGACATACCTGACCAGCAACTAATGAAGTTGCCTGAAAACAACGGGCAGCAACAAATGCATGGTCAGCAGTATTCTTAGTAATACGAGGAATATTCACTTGTCTGATCTCCCCATCATGGTGCAGAACAACTGCACGGTATGGTTATGATTTTCTACGTCATTCCGCCAAGACGAGCCTGACGGGCACGATTGCTACATACAAAATTACCCATAACTAGAACCTGTGAAGTCTTAGCATCCTGATTCTCAGGACGAACGAAAGGAGTAGTAATGAAATCAGTCTCCTTATCAATCGTCACTGCAAGATACTTAGAATTCAGTAAGAACATCGTACCTGCCGGACAATACTCATCAAATCCAAGTACTAATCCCTTGAACTTGAGAAGTTCAAAGCCGGAGTTTCCGACCTTATTATCCGGAGTATTCATCTCATACTTAGCATTCTGAACTAAAAGGTTCTCATAGTTCTCATGCACAGTACGAGTAGTAATACCGATATCAGGATGCTCATTACCACGTGATGCTAAGTTGTACTGAGCACGCATAGCAGCAAGGTAGAAAGTATTATTACCTACTGCACCCTGCCACTGATTCTGCCACCAAGTAGCTACCGAAGAATCAATACCACCAACAGTACCGAATCCTCCAGTAGTACCATCCTCTACTAGAAGATCTAACCCGAAGAAATCCTTCGAGTTATTACCAGTACCATCACCAAACATCTGCTGGTCTAATACATCCTTGTAGGTAATCTCTAACTGAGATACCTTAGACTCAAGCAGATTGATGATACGCTGCTTACCACTATTCTGACGCTCTTCCTTACGGCTAATAGAAACACTACCAGCTAACTGCTTCCACGGATACTTAGCCGCAGTGATACCTTCCTGCGGAGTAACATCAATTTCCTCATATCCGTCATATGACTTAACAGTGGAGTTCTTACCATACATCAGTGAAACAATGATGGATTCTCCACCATCCTCATAAATCTTACGCTGGTTATTAAATAGCCACCAGAATAAGAAGAAACTATTGCTTAAGTTATCAACCAGTGTCTCGCGGTAATTTGCAATAGTGGTTGATAACAAAGCATCAAACGCAGTATTTCCAGGAAGTGCCACTTAGATTAAGCTCCTTAACGAGGAATTTTAAAACCTTGTTTAGTAAGAGAATTAATAGCATCCTGTGCAGCTTGCTGGAAAGTTCTCTTACCCGTAGTCTTATTAGTATCAGACCCTTCAGAAGTTGTAGGCTTAAGACTCTTAGCATTCTTCTTGGACTTAAGGATCGCCATCTTATTTTGCTTCTGCATAGTTGACTTCTTAGCAAGGAACAATGCATCTTCGTACGATAACTTAGGGTTATCTTCAAGAATATCATCCATCCTATTTGCATACAACTTCCAGTCTGGATTATCCTTCTTGAATTGATTAGCCCTCTTAATCATCACACGATTATAACGTTCCTGCTTTTCTGCACGATCCCTTTCCTCCATCTTGCTAGTAATCTTTTCCTCTAACTTCTGTAGGTGCTTAGCAGTTAATGGAGCATCCTCAGCCTCATCATCCGCAGTATCATTAGATGATGTAGATTTAGGATTCTCATTTAATGATTTAGCCCATGCCTGAAAGCGGGGGTCATTTACTATAGCCTGAAATTGGCGTGCCTGCTTTACTACAGCAGTTGCCTCTTGCATTCTCCTAGTAAAGATACCCTGCATTTCCTTAAATGGACCGCGAAGCTCCTTAGGAACTGATTCTGGATCAGTGAAATACTTTCTAGTAATTTCAGCTGAATCCGTAGTATCAGTATCCTCCGAGTCATCTTCGCTAGTGTCACTTCCATCATCACTAGTATCTGCTTCTACATCAGCATCAGTAGATTCATCCGTATCCTCGACTGAAGTATCTGTACTATCATCAGTAGATGAAGTATCAGTACTATCATCATCGGGAACATTTGGATCACCGATTCGAAACCCCATTATACTTACTCACTTTCTCTCTTGAGTTTGTTTTACGAAGTAAGTCATCATACTGTTGTCTACTCGTGACATATACAGGATCAGGAGTTAGATGTTCAATTAAGACACCCTTCGTAGAACGTTTAGTTAATAGATGATGAACAGGATCTTCCGTTTTACTAACATGAATTGTTTTCTTTGCATTAGCCTTATACTCAGTAGCTACATCACGATATGACCATAACCCACAAGTAGGACACCTATGTCTACGATCACGTTTAATTAGAGGCTTACTAATTTCCTCTACATGATTATTACCACACCTATAAATATACATAGGCATTTAAATAGGACTCCTAGCTAATGCTGTGCCTCCCCGTCCTCCGGGGATCGGCGGCTCGTTTCCCGGAAGGCCACCAAGGCTTTCAGGATTCTCCGATTTCGCAATACCCTGCTTAGTTGGATCAGGAACACTCGCGGGAGCGGTCGGCGATCCTGATGGATTTATGAGCCTTGGAAGCAAAAGTCCCTTGGACACCGCCATAGACATTTGCTCTTCTAGCATTTTGTATATCTCTTCATTTAAGTAACTCTCAGGATTAGTCAAGTCAAACTTACGAGTTAGATCTTGACGTATCTTAACTTGATTGTAATAAGGATCATTTTTAGTAATAGCATAAAACTGCATATACTGTGATCTATCAACTTCCTTATTGATAGGAAGAGTAGAACCATAAATAATCTCAAAGTTAACATCACTCCTTAATTCATCATCATCCGTAACCTGTTGCCAATATTGAGCGTCATCTCCAATATACTTAGCTACTTGGTTAGCATCCATAAACTTCATACACATTTGCATTATACCAATAATAGTCTCTTGAACAAAATCACTAACAGCATCAATACGCTCTTCTACTCGTACTCGTGAACGAGCTGCTTTAATAGAAACTTCAGTAGCAGTCTGTCCACTATCTCCCATAGAAGCGTAATCATTAGTACCAAGAATAGCAAACAAACTTTCCATAATTCTATTTTCATACTGATACACTTCCGCAGGTAATGCAGCATCAGCTACAGGCCATATACCTTCACCAACGGGTTCATCTTGATAAGTAGATTCACACTGTACATAAGTACCATCTTCACCAGCAACTAACTTTTCAATAGATGAGTCACTTAAGAATCCTGGCTTAGCTATATAACGACGATTGTATCTACGAGTATGACGAGCTTCCTTAGTACGAATATCATTAAGTTCTAGTAACTGAGATTCAGCTGGTTCAATGTCACCTGTAGGATAGTAACGATCAGGTACTTCATTGAACCGTAATTCAATGTAGGGATGAAACTTACTGTTTAAGAATCCAAATTCAAAGTCTTTCTCACTAAGGATATTAGGAGAACCCTCAGCTATAGTTATTACCTTAGAATTCTGACAATCATAAATTTCGTATAGTACATCATATTGTTCATCTTGATCACCAGAAATACGTCCACCTAATTCATATCCAGGCATTTCATGCATTACATCTTTTAATGACCAAGATGGCTTTAGATCACTTGTATTATACTCATCCATCTTTAATACAATATCATGCGGAAGAATAATACGTTCAGCTATCCACCATAATTGATCAGGTGTAGATGTAACCGCAGGAACAATTATATTCCTAGGGGATACTCTTAGTGCCCACGGCATTTCTTTAGTTATCTTAAGATTTAGTAAATAGGAATCTTCTGCATCATCTTCTCCACCTAAACTAATACCCATCTTCTTAAGTAAGTCATCTACTAATGGAGTATCAGTAGTATCATTAAGATTCTGAGTTTCAAACTCAGTGTCATATCCTAACTTGATATATGCAATACCTGTAAGTACTCCATCAAGAATACAGGACTTATTAGTACTCTTAAGTTTAAGCTCTTCAATCATGAAACGTGATAGTCTTTGTGATGTTAATGCACGCTTATCCGCTAAACCTCCATCCTCTACTATTTTCTGAGGACGTACAATAACATCAGGATTACGAGAGTACACAGCAGGTACAACAGTACGCACATGTGTATGAACCATATTCACACATACTTCATCTAAATCCTGCTGTGTCTGATTATTCTCATCAAAGTACTTACCTATCAAGTATCCATAAATACGATTCCAGACCTTCTCTCGGGGTTTCCTATATTCAAGAGAAAGTCGTATTTTATCTTTCCACTCAGATACGACGTCATCAGACATTACGACTTCCTCGTGTTATATGCACCAAGACGCTTCTTATGCTTATTCTTAAACCTATCCCTAGTAGCTGTAAATGATCTGGGATTGATACGCTTAAGAATAGCTAATACTCCGGGACTCTTGGTTAGCTGTGTAATATAAGACAAAGCATCTATAGTATCTTCATTAGCTACTTTAGGATAGCGAGTTAACTCATCAACTAAAGTAGCCATACCACCTGTTAAATTTTCTAACTTACCATCCCTACAGGGAATAATGAATAACCCAGCTTTCCAATAAGGAACCATTCCCTTAATACGCATACGCTTAGTAACACGAGTATCAGTTTGTAATTCAACAATAGGTAACTTAATACCTTTCATGATACCAAGTAACTGAACATACTTCTTAAAAGTCTTTTGCCATGCTACTGTTTCAAATCCCATCTTGATAGGTTTGAATTCATTAAATACTTTAGCTAAGGTATCAACAGTATCATGTTCGTCAGCTTTAACTCGCACACAGTCTAATATGTAATTTTGCCATTTATCATCTATTCCAACGGTGGTAACTGCAAGATAATCTTTTCCGTCCTCATCTCGCATAGGATCAATGGTGGAATAGACATTAAGTCTTTTAGGGACTTCGGAAAAGTCACATGTACGTATCCATGATCTTTTGAAGGTAGCTGTATCATCATCAATCGGGTTAAGTCTATATTGACAGGAGAATACGTATGGTCCCTGTTCAACTAACTGATCCCGTAAGAAGTCTGCACTAAGTCTTTCTGGCCATAATAAATCGGAATCCCTAACTCGGCCTTTAAGTAAATCATCATTAGTTCCTTTAAAGCTGTCTCGGATGAATACGTCGAATCTAGCTGGTAAACCAATCTCCTCCCTACTTCTCTCTTTATTGATGATATAGTTGTAAAGATCATTGTAGTGCCAGATAGTCCCCTTAATATATAGATAACCACCAGGATCAAGCAGAGAGAATAGAAGTCGATACCATCCAATAACTTTATCTATTTGATCCTGATTCATTGTGTTTTGTTCATCATGCGGATCATCCACATGAATTACATCATAATGCATACTAGTGGTAGTAACATCAACACCCGCACACATAATCGTAGGTTCCTTCTTACGCTTAGTGCGGGTACCAATTATAATATCACTAGCATTCCACTTTCTAGCATTCTTCTTAAGATCTCCATAGATAGACTTAAACTCTTCATTATCTTCTACATGACCTATAATCTCTTCTAAAATCTTAGTAGCATTAGTAAACTTCTTAGAGGCTAATAAGATACGAACATTTGGATTGTTAATCATCTGCTGAATAGACAATCCAATCGTACCTATCGAAGTCTTAAGAGAGCCACGGGGAGTAAGAGACATCTTGAAATGATTATTAGGATTTTCAAGGTGTCTGCAATACTCTCCGTGGAACCCATGTTTATTTGTTAAATCTTTATACCCTAAAATCTCTTTACAGAGAAAATGTAAATCTCGCATTCCCAGTCGGCGTTTTTGTTCTTTTAATAGGCCATGAAGCCTCTCTTTATTTTCGGTTAAATAACTAGTTTCCAGAAGGGACATTGGCCACCTTCAACTGCTTTGATAGCATTTCAATTTCTTTCTGTAACTCTTCGTCACTCTTCTCAGTTTCACCTGTACGATCTATAATTTCAGACTTATCTACTAGATCACCCGTCATCTTTAAGAAGTTCCAAGTATCCTTCATGCTGCCTCGTGCTAATGCACGATGAACATTACGATAAGCATGAACTAACATGAAATTTCTACGACGACGAATTTCCTTAGCTAACTGTTCAATAAAGAATGGCTCATTACGCCAACGACTAAACGTAGTATCTTCAACACCAATACGTCTAGCAATCCAACTATAGCTATAATTATGAACAAAGTCAGTCATCAGGTGAATAGCCATCAATTGCTGATCAGTTAAAAACTTAGGCCGCATCTGATGTTCTGCCCAAGTATCAACTGTTTTCTTAAATGACTTCTGTTCTTTTGCATTCTTAAGTCTTTCTAATCTACGTCCTTCAATACCTACTAATCTCTTCTCAAATACACGTAACTCTTTAAGGGGCTTCTTAAACTTGATTGCCATTTTAGGTTAGCCTTTTATAATTAGAAGGATTAAGACTATAACAAAAATTCCACAGCCAACTAAGACTATGGGGGAGACTTTTTTGTATGTCTCAATCCGCATTATTTATCCTCTTCGATTTCAGATAATTGTTCAATAGTGACGAGCTTGTTATTTAACAAGATACGCGTAATGAAAGTAATAGTACGCGAATTCCTCTCGTCACTTTGAACAACTTTATCTAGAGTGAGTTTTGTTATCCAATAGAATCCTGTAATACCAAGTATTACTACGCCTAATGAAGAAATAGCAAGTATTTGATTTATTGAGAGGCCCATAAGAAAACTATTGATCCGTATCTGGATTATTTCCGTTTCCGCCCCCGGATACACGATTAACTAAAATTGCTAAATGCATTAGAGGGAGGATTGGGTCATTGGTGGATAAGTCAATACCAACATTGATATCTCTAGTAGGTGTATGGGCACAAGTAACTTTAACATTTCTAGTAGCATCTACTCCAATATTGTAAGTAGTACTATCTGCCGAGAATACACCACCTGCTGATGTTTCAAATACAAAGTTATTTAATATTAGTGTAGCTGTTCCTATATTATGAATTTTATAGGTTACAGAAGAATCTACACAAGTGATACATAACATTGTAGGAAAAGAAGCAGATGCTAATTCTACCTGTGGAGATCCTGTATGAGCAGTAGAACCTACATCACTACCAGATGATCCTACTCCAATAGCAGGAGAACCTACTCCTAATCGTGGATCAAAATAACTAGTAGTAGGATTCCAATTTATAGGTCTAATTAACTTATTAATTAAAGGATCAACACTACCTACAACTGATAAACTATCTCCACCTTTAACTGTAGTTACAGCATTCCATGCACCACCCGATCCACTAGTAGAACAGAAATAACCATTATTATACCACCCAATATTACGATCTCCTATTGCAGTAGTATAACTAGTTATATTATATAAGTTATACTGAGTAAATAAACGATTCTGCCAGAAGGCAATATTACCGTAGAATACTCCCCAATCTAAATCCCATTGAGCTAAGTTACCCGGTTTACAGGAAGTAAATTGAGTTGACGAAGTTCCCTGCTGAAATATGTTATTAGTTACAGTTAGAGAGTTATAAGGAAGCGAAGAACCAAAATCCTTATTATCCCATAACTGAAGGATACCTAGTTTAGTATCTCCAACTAGAGTATTATGATCTATAACACTAACAGCTGGAACAGGACCTTTAATAAAAATATGTCCAGTATGAGTAGCTAGTGTATTATATAAAAGATCATTACCATTCATAGGTTCAAAGTAAACAAAACTAAAATGCTCTCCTTGTACTAAACAAGAATCGAAGTCTACATCAGCCATAGTTCCTGGAAGATTCCCAGAAGATGTAATTATCTGTTGGCAAAATGCTGGACCTAAAGCTAATAATGTATCACCAATGAATGCAAAATGCATTGTACTATCACGGATAGTAACTAATGATAAACTACTAGGACAATCTCCAGTACCTTCACGAGTATCATTATTTGTAAACGTAAGTCTACAGTATTTAATAGTAGAATTAGATGTATGGAAAAACTTAGTAGCAGAAGTCCAGTCTCCTGTTACACTAGTTGGCTGTATTGTAAAGTCTACTGTGTTAAACCAAAAACTAGTACTATCTACGTATCCATGTGGAGTAGGATCTCCTATAGGAACTGTTTGTCCCCAATAGAAGAGATTAGCTGAAGTAAATAAAACCTTTCCTACATCCCACATATGATTGTAAAAAATTTTATTTCCTATACACTTAGAATTAGCAGCATGACCTAATACATAAGTTCCATTATCATCAATCGAACCATACTGACTTTGAAATGAATTCCAAGCAATGTAGTTATAATCAGTATGTGCTAATCCATAACCTCGATCAAAATTACAATACTGTACTGAATCTCTACTTGATCCCTGATCTAAAAACAACCCGCATAAAAAATGTATACCCTTAATACTAACATAAGGTTTTATAGTAGAACAACTAAAGACCTTAACTCTTGATCGTATAGTTGAATCTGTTAAGCAGTCTCCGTCAAGCGATGCACCAATGAATGTAATAAATCCGCCACCAGTAGGATTGCTACCGGCACTATCAGGATTAATAGAAGTATCAGAATAGTAGTTACTGCCAGTATCATACACGTATACTTTATCACCCGGTAGCGTAGCGTGATTTGCTTTACCAATTGTACGCCATGCGGTTGACCATGATGTTCCGGGATTTCCATCTGACCCATCTATACGTAAGTAATATGTGGTAGCAAATACAGGAGAAGCTAACAGGAGCAACCCTGTTAGTATTCCTAGGATTTTCTTCATGTTCCTTTCCTACGCAGATAGAGGTAACTTAGAAAGATCAGCAAACTCAAAGTGCATACCATCTTTACGGGTACCTTTAAAATTACCACCCCATGCGAAACCATACTTAGCAAATATCTCTATGGTTAATGGATCAACTTTAGGATCAGACCCAAATGGATTATCAGCAACATCAAGATCAATTGCTGTTCCCCATGAGTGTCTAGATAACTTGGTTGACTTACGTTGCATACGAAACACAAAACATCCACCATAGTCATTTATGGTGGGTGATGTGAAAGGATTAGTAAGAACTTCATCGAGAGCTGATTTAAGAATAGGTGCAATAAGTTTATTACACCTTACTTTGGTAACTTGAACATTAGGATTCCAACAAGTTGTTAGAGGTTTAATCAGAGGTATAGTAACAATCCAAAGCTTCTCATATTCAGGACCAAGTGTTCCTGTATCATCACAGTACTGAATAGGATTACCAAAAATTTTATTGAGCTGATCGTCAGTTAACATGATTATGCCGGAATGAGTAAGGTTGGAGTTACTCGAACAACACAGTTAGTATCTCCGGTATCATTTGATGCTGTGAATGCTATGTAGTTTTCAAAAGCTATATTAGGCATAGCTACTTGCGAAGAGTACATATAGAAAGTAAGAGGATTAGTAACACTGTTGGATATTAACAATGTTGCAGAAACTACTGTAGGAGCAAAGGTAAAGATTGTAGGTTGAGGAATAGGGATGGCAGTAATACCATCCTTAGAGAAGATAGGAGTAAATAAGTCAAGTGTGCAATCAGCAGCATCTGTTCGCCAAATTTCTATCTTGAGGAAATCTGCTGCATTGGTAGGAAACCAACCTGTAGTAGCCACATTAGCAGCTGGACTTGCTAATGGAATTAAACAGGCTAAGGAGGTTGATCTAGTAGAACGTCTCATGTAGGTCCTCCTTATCCTGATGCAGGACTTAGGTAGATAGGAGTAACTTTAATATTAACACCAGTTAAGGTTGAGTTAGCTGGTGGACCTGTGATAGATAGAATAGATAATCCAAAACTTATGTAATCTTCCCAACAGGTACTAGAGAATTGAGCTAGGTTAGGATAGACTATAAAGATTCCTGGATTGGTAGGACTTGCAGGAATAGTAGCAGCACCACTAGAAGGATGCACACTAATAATAGAACCTACTGCTGGTCCAACAACACCTGCTGTTAAACCATCTTTAGAAAAGAATATTAAACATTGATCAATAGTATCTACTAGTCCTGTTACTGCTTGGATAGCATCACACCATATCTCAACTTTAAGAATTTCAGCACCACGAGTAGGCCAGTACTGTGCAACTCCACCAATTGCAATAGGTAATGCGGCAGGAGCAGTAGGAATACTAAAACCAGATATGGTTGTTGGTGTTCCTGATCTTCTCATCAATCACTCTCGACTAATTCCAACTCTGGCGCATTATCAAGAATCATTGTCATTGAATATTCTTTACCAACTTCATATCCCATACGCCCTATTGAAGCAAGTGTTATTGTTCCAGCAGGAAGTGAAGTCGTGGGTTTGATCTGAAAATCATGAACAAATAAAAGATGCTGCTTACCCTGCTGATCTGCAACCATTCGCTCTGAGACTGCAAGTAATATAAAGATCATTATCCATTCTTATCCATATCAGAAGCATGGGGGTTACCAGCAGGCATAACAGGATTAGTACGCTTGCTAGTTGTAGTGGAACCAGATGCACCAGAAGGATTGGAACGCTTATTAAAACCACCCTTGAAAGAATCAGCAGAAGGAAGATGTGCCATTTGTGAACCACTATCAGACTTAGCACCACCAATACTTCCTGAATCCCCAGCAGGTCCAACTTTGTAGATGTTTGCCTTAGGTGTAGGACCTAATACGTTGTCTGCCATCACAACCCCCACAAATTAAAATATTACTATCACAAAAAGATTTTTTCTGTGACGCTGGACAAAATACTATATATCTCGTTTCATGGCCTAAGGATTCGCGGAAGTTTTTTCTTAACTCGTTACAACGCAACAAGATCCAGCCCCGCGGAAAGTTTAAGGGAAACCGATCCCGCCAAGGACGTGCTGTATATAGCGCCTATAGGCCCTATGGGGCGTAGTAGCCCCTAGCTGCGCTATAGGCCCCCTGCACACCAATGATAGCTTTAGATAGTATTCAGATACTACGTATCTATTATACCTATATACATAATATATAACATAAATAATACTACGTATATAGTAAGGTACTTAGATAAAATAAACATAGTGGGTAGGGATAGTAATATCTAGTGTATAAATATAAGAGTGACTTAGTAATAGGAGTTACCTAATATAATTAGTGAATACACTCGGGTATCAATTCATATATGGTTACATACTATATTGATATACTATTACTATATGTCTCTCTACTACTATCTATATATAAATACCTACTTGAATAGTAATATAGATAAGTAATACAATTGGATATTCCTAAAGATAACAATATAGGTAGTTATATACCTTTATCTACTCTTTATATAAAACTATATATAATT